TATTCTGTGCTGATCCAACTGGTTGAGTTTGAATGGTGATAGTATCTATCACTACTAGATCCTTCCAATAATCTGGTAGAACAATCTCATTGTCTTGTGTTCTACCTCTAAAATATACACCAACCTCAGGTCCCTCTATACAAGCATATCTAAGTCTGTGTCCTTCTCCTTTACTGGGATGCACCATATCAAATGGTTTAGGTAAACTGTCAGCAACAGCATGTCTTGCCTCTAATCTACCTTTTGATAAGCAATCAACCGCACCAGTGACAAATACATCACCATCAATAAAAACTGTATTTGTTGCTTCTTCACCAATTATTTCTACATCACCTTCTACTTGAACCGCCCTACCACTTACGCCAGGACTCCAATCTCCAAGTGCAGTTCCTACATTCAGAGTTGCTTTCGCAAAACCACCTTTATGTGCACCTAAAAATGATGGTCCTGTAGCAACTAAGGTGCCATCATAAGGTTTGTCACCATTCAGAGTTTCTACTGCCTGATCTAATTTTTCTGGTTCTTCAATACCAATGTAAATCTTTCCAGATTCAATGTCTCTAATACCTGTCATTCGTTTATAAGTGTTTTTGTTTGTTCTTTTAGATAGTCACCTAATACAGGTGGGATAATTTGAGATGTTGGCTCATGTATGCGAACTATGTTACCCACTATAGCATTCCATCCCTCAGAAAAAGAAATGAGTTTATCCTTTGCATCCAATATGACGTTTTCTGATTGTGCTATGATGCGATTGTCTGCGTCTATGTTGATGTCATGTTTTGCTTTGAGAGTGATGTCACCCTCCTTTGCATTTTTTGCTGACATTCTTATGTCATTTGCCACAACAGAGAATCTGCCATCACACTGAATAAGTATATCTCCTGCAGATTTAAGAATTAATGGTGCTCCATCACATTTTTGATGTATCTCAGATCCTTGTATGGCAGTGGCATCATCACTTGATCTTAATTCAAATCCACCATCATGAAATATACGCATCCCTGCACTAGATGATCCATGAAGTCCAATATCACGTTTTCTAAGAACATCATCATCTCTTTCTCTTCCTATAGTAAAGTTACCATCCTCAGGATGATTTATTATAATTGGTGGTACATTCGCCATTAGAAACCTCTAGGACAATCAATAACTCTAATAAGTTTAGCATCTGGGACTATTGGATCCTCATAATCCTGAACTTTTGTAAATCTAGTTATAGGTCTGAGCAAAGCACCAAATCCTGTATTTGTATTGACAGTAAGTTTTGGTATGTCAATAAGACCGACATCAACTTTTGTGTTTGGATCCACGCCTACAATTCTACCTTTCTCATCCAAGATGGGCACTATGACACCGCCACTTGGTGTAGTGATTGTGTCACCTGACTTGAATCCTATGCCTGGTGATATCACTTGAACACCACTCACCTCTCCAATCACATCAATACCCTCATCATCTGCCGTTCCAGTTCCTGCTCCTACTCCTGCTGTGCCTGTGCCCGTACTAGTAGCACCCGTGCCAGCACCAGTGCCCGTCACCGTGTCAGTGATAGGAACTACCGTTCCATCAGGTAATGTTGTTGTTCCTACGCTTGGTCTTGTGATTGGAACTACAGTCCCGTTAGGTAATGTAGTTGTTCCTGTAGGAGTGGTTATCTCTTCGCCAGTGTCTACATTAATTATAGTGTCTATGACACCAGGTCCAACATATCCACCGCCAGGATTTGTAATAACAATATCTTTTATTTGACCAAATGTAGGAGAACTCTCATCTAAATCAACTTCAGCAGTTGCGGTGGCACCTTTACCATTATTACAATTATCTGTTATGGTGACAAATGGAGGAGATGTAAAACCAGATCCAAAACTGCTCATATTTACACCAACAACTTTACCTATTGAATTTACAACTGCTTTTCCTACAGCACCTGAACCTCCTCCACCAAATATAGTAAGTTTGGGAGGACCACACCTCTTTGTAAATGGGTCACATCCACCAATTAAACTTTTCATATTAGTGGGTATACCACCCGACACACCTTGTTTTAAGGTAAGAAGATCTCCCGAAATGCCTGATAGTTTACTAAATGCACCAGTGACACCCTCAATGCCAGGAAAAATACCACTGAGAGCACCTATGGGGTCATTTATAGCATCACCCAATCCTCCAAAAGCACTTAGTCCACTTGCAAGATTTATTATTCTACCAAAATCTAATTTCTTTTTAGGATCTGCTCCTACATTGATCTTCCAATCTAAAGGTTCTGGTTCACACTCATTTCCCTCACATGCTAGAAGAGCAAGACCTGCTTGAGCAATTTTGACTGCTTTATCCATCATGCTTGCAAATGGAGGTAAGGATATGCCACCTGCCACACTTTGTATTGAACTTATGGAGGGTCCTATGAGACCTTGAATTTTATCACTAATGCCAGATATAAGACCTCCAAAAAATTGTTCTGCTGCACAAAGTGGAAATTGTAATAAATTACCCACCAATCCCTTCAAGAAATCACCCACAAAACTTTGTAAACCATTCAAAACATTCTCAATCAAACAATAGATCTGATCAGTTTGTTTTCTTATCTCTATATTTTTTATAAGATGTGCAGGGTCTAAAAAACTTATTGCTTTACTTACTTGCTCATCAACCTCCTTCAACATTTCCTTTCTTGCTTGCCTAATTGCTGCAGAAAACCCACCTGCAATTTTATTAGATGCTTTTAATATCAATTTGTCCATGTCCACTATTCTATTAAGAACTGGATCTATGTGTTTATCTTGAAATTTTTCTAATCCACTTACCTCATCAATGAAAGATTGTAGAACTTTTGATGCTTCTCCTAATGCACCACTTGGTGCAATACATTTTTGTGCAACCTCAACGTCAAAAGGTGTATCATCAATATGCCTTAAGATACTCTTGCCTTTATCAGCAGTAAATTCTCCACCACCTTCTTTTTTATCAAACTTAGAATTACTATCAGGGGTACCACCATTTCTTCTTTCTTTTTCCCCATTAATAAGAATGTTATACTTAGCGTCTTCTATACTTTTATCATTTTCAAAAGGAAAAAAACCTGAGGTTGCTTTACCTTTTACATCCTCCCATGTTTGAAATGCTTCAGCACCAGAGTTTGCATGAAAACAACCAAGAATAACTGGTTGTTGTCCTTCTTCACCGTCAAGGAAAAATCCAAAAACAGTCTCGCCACCTTGTAAAGCAAAACTTGTGCCACCTTTGTTATGTCCAGCACCAAACTGAGGTGACACGAGAAAATGTGCCCAAGGTAGGTCAAAATCGTCTATACCTCCTTCTGCTTCTGACTCTGGTGGATGATGACCTAAAATTCTTACTTTTGCCCTAAATCCTGCCTCAACGTTTTGATTATTTTTATCACGCCAAGCGTAATCTGCGGTAACCTGTCCAATGAACCAGTGGAAACCGTCTTTACCAGCAAAATTTATACCAATTCTATTTGATTCGAGCATTAGTCATCATAAACAAGACACTCTGGTTCATCTGGGTGATTATCACAGAATAATTCTAAAGCATTTGGATCATGATGATCGCCTGCTGCAATCTCTTCCTTATGATGCTCCGCATACTCTTCGAGCTCATGTAATTCATCCCTAGCATGTCTTCTTGCTGCTGGATTTGTTAAAGGATCATCGATAATTTTCTTATCGTGTTCCATGTGATCTTCGATTGATTTCATACTTTTGCGTTGTTTTGGAATGAGTCTCTCACAAGTGTAAGTCCACTGTATGATTTGTCACCAAACTCATGTGACAATCTAGCTATCATATAGAGTCCAGAAGCAGGGTTTCTACCCTTCCTTGTCCTTTTGATATTTAGCTTAGCAAACTCACAGAAAATTACCTGTCCTACTCTAAGACTTAAGTTCATAGGGATACTCACATTTAGCATTTGAGAGAATAATGCTGAGTACCTTGCACTTGATTGTGCCTCATAATTAATTTTGTCTTGAGGTGTTTCTGCAGACTGACCCTCTATTGCAGGAGTCATAGTTCCTTCATCAACAAATCCAAATGTCATTCTTGAATAAGCATCAGCATAAACTGCAGGGATGAGTTCTTCTTCATTTGACAGTTTGAGGTAAGTCCTTAGACTTTCCTTCAAACTATACTCCTCGAACATTGGTTTCTTTCTTAGTATATCATAGTAGTAATTTGCTGCTTTGTATTGTCCACTTCTTAGTTTTTTGATGATATCATGATTTTCTACCCATCTAGGAGGTGATGAAAAATAAAAATTATTATCATCTAATGTATTTTTGTCTGATGCATACTGATATTTTACAATTGATTTGTTATCCTCTGCATCTGCAAAAGTTTTATCAATATCTTGAAAACTATAACCATCTTGTGTCTCAAAAAATAAAAAACCCGAACTACCTTTTGTTTGACTATATCCATCTGATCCCGTCGGAATTGATTTTTTACATAAAGAACTAATCATAAAAAGAGGTCTTTTATAATTTCCAGTAAACACATATTTGTTTGATGTCTCATCTATGAATAGTCTCTCCTCTTTTACCTCTAATTTATTTTTTAATATTTTTGATACAGTGTCAGATATTTTATCTGTATATTTTTCCCAAACCCTATTAGTGTGATTTGATATTGCGTGTCGTGTTGCTAATGTCAGATTAAATACCTCTCTTTTTGAATCTGAAGTATTTGAATCAATATTTGTAATAACTAAGGGTTCTGTTGACTCATCCCATCTAAAACCTTCTTTTTGACTTGGATGACTAAATTGAAGATGCACATTCATACCACTTCTTATTGGCATTTCATTTAAGAACCCATAAGTGTCATAACATGACAATACAATATGAATACTTGGATCAATTATATCCTCAAAATACTGAACACCTGCCAGTTGACCCATCAAGTTTACTGGAGATCCACCACCTGCAGGTATGATGTCAAATTTTTTTAAAACATGACTTTTTATCCAAGAGGAACCTTTCATTATACAGTTAGTAACCCTGTCATCTGTGCGTATTTAGCAGCAGCATCAAATGATTTATCTTTTATGACTACAGTTCTTTGACTACTCCCTCCCAAACTCATGGGTTTAATTGTAGTGGGATTATTCATGACAATTAAAGTATTAGTGAGATTGGACTCTTCATTTAATAAAGGTTCCATTGCAATATTATTATTTTCATCTATAATTTTTTTAATATTTTCATCCATATTATTGTTGTCTAATAATGAGTCTGAAAATATGTTACTTTTAGGTAATGATGCAATTGAACTATCTGGTGGTTCAAAATCATTTTGCACTAAATCGAAATCAGAAGGTCTATTCA